ACCAGTTGTAAACTTTAGTCCGTCAAAAGGAAATGACAAGCACGCACGTGTAAATGCTGTTGCACCTTTGTTTGAATCTGGTATGATATGGGCACCTGAGCAGAAATTTGCAGATGACGTCATTGAAGAGTGTGCTGCGTTTCCATACGGGGATCATGATGACTTGGTCGATTCAACAACACAAGCCATCATGCGATTCAGACAGGGCGGTCTGATCGGACACCCTGAAGATTATATCGACGAAAAAGTCGAGCAACGTAAAAGGAATTATTATTAATGGCAAATAAATATCACAGACAGAGTTTTTCAAAAGGTAAACTGGTTACAGAAACAGTTAAAAAAGCAAGAGAGGCTTTTAAAAATATTTATAAAACAAATAAGAAAAAAGAAAACGTTGTCGATCAATTAAATAAAAATTTAGAAAAACAGAGAAAAAAGACAAAAGCAAAACCTGAACAGGAACCATATAATTTAGATGTATACACTGATGTTATGGTATCTGACTTTGATAAAAAGACAGGTCCTTATTTTGATAGACTTAAAAAATTAAAAGGTAAAAAATAATGCTGACAGCTGTTAGAAACTGGGTAATTAGAACAATGATGAAGTCAAAAGGTGAGACTGGTATTGTTCAAACAATGCCTAAAAGAGATTTAGTAGAACTTAACACACAGATCACGGCACAACGTTTAATGCAAGGTGGTATCGATCCAAACTCATTAAAAAACGCTGACCAGGTTGAAAATGCTATCATTGCAATAGAGTCTAGACCAAAAGTTCAACAAGGAATTAAATCCACAGGAAAAATATTTGATATGGAAGGTAAAGAGATAAATCCAAGATCTAAAATCATGGGAGGCAAACAATCAGAAACAGATGCAGAGATTAAAGCAAGATTAGACAAAAGCAACAAAGAAGGTCTTGCTAAAATAAGATCAAGACAAAAAATGTTAGATGATGCGATCAACGATGCATCACCAGGATTCTCTGGTGACAGAAAGGTTGATGCGGAATTAGTTGCAGAGAATCTAGCAGAACGTATGGGTAAGGTCTATGATGATCTTCCAACAAAAGAAAGATTAAAAATTTATGATGAAGCATTTCAAGGTTTATCAAAACGAAGACAGATGCAAAGAGAGTCCCTTGAGGACTTTGTTGATGATGCAGGTGGTGTTGATTCAGATGATCCAAGAGGTATAGATGACTTCATACCAGACGATGATCCAGAGCCACTAGCAAAAGGTGGACGTGCAGGATTTAAAGATGGCATGACCAGAAGAACGTTTTTAAAATTATTTACTGGCCTTGTATCTTTACCTATCGTAGGTAAATTTTTAAAACCAATGAAAGTTGGCAAAACAGTAACTAAAGTTCCGATGATCAAAACTGATGATGTTGCCGGTAAACCAGAATGGTTTGATGCATTGGTTAATAAAGTTATTGTTGAAGGTGATGATGTTACTAAAAGATTCGCGACAGGTGAGAGACAATCTATTCATCAGAAAACATTGGATGATGGTACCGTGGTTCGAGTTACAGAAGACGTGGATGATGGTGCTATAAGAGTTGAGTATGAAAGCGAACAAAATGTATTCGGTGATCCAGTGCAGATGCAATATAAAAAACCATTACCTGATGAGGGTGATCCAAAACCAACAGCAGAGTTTACCACAGCAGAGTCAGGTCCGGTTGGAAGACAGTCAGGTCCGGATGATTATGATATGGAGATAGATGAAGTAGGTGGCACAAGTATCAGAGATCTAGATTCAGACGTATCCAAACTAAAAGAATATGCTACAGGTCAAAAACCTACCATGAAAGAACTCTTGCAAAATATTGACCGAAGAAAAAAAGCTCAGAGAATAACAGACGATCCTGAAGCTCAAATGGATTCTATAATTAGAAGACAGGGTGAAATGCTTGATTATGATACACCAGACGACTTTGCATCAGGTGGCATCGCTAGAATGTTAGGAGAGTAATGACTCCAAAAGAATACAAACAGATGATGGACTACCTGACTCGATCGGGTATTAAAAAACAAGTTAAGTTTGCGTCAGATATAGCAAGACCGGATCCAAAACCACGAGTGCAGGAGATAGATGCAATCAATGCGTTTATGAGACGTAATCCAATAAACAAAGCTGATGGTGGTCGTATTGGTTTCTATAAAGGAAAATTAGTAGAAGCAGGACCAAATAAAGGTAGTTATGTGGTTCCAATATCTAATGAACGTATTTATTTTAGTCCAGAAAAATATGGATCAAAAGCCAAAGCTAAAAAAGCTATGGAACAATTTATTAAAGACAGACCTGGAACAGGAAGTACCTATAAAGGTGTTGGTAGAATACCTTTAAATAAAACAGAACAAAAAATTTTTGATAAGATTAAAAAATATAATATTTTTCCTGACACAGGTGATTCTCAAATAAAAACAAAAATTAGATCAGGAGAGTACACTAAAAAAATAGTTGATGACTATGTAAAATCATTTGATTTAATTAAAAAAGAAAATTTAATTAATCTTACAGAGATGAGCAAACTGCTTGGTGTAGAAGAAAAAACTAGAATTAAAGGTGGACCAACTGCTGGTTTTAGAGCACAGATAATAGATAATTTGTCTAGAGAAGAAGAAAGATTAAGCCCTTCAAAACGAAATTTTATAAATGAATATTTAATTAAAAAAATGAAACTTCAAAAAGTTAAAGTGGGAGAAGGACTACCTACATATTTAATTAAAAAACCAACTGCTCAAGAAATTAAAGATATTCAAAAATATTATTTATCAAGAAAAGGTAATTTAGATAAAAAATTAGTAGAGAGAGTTAAGCTATTTCATAATGATCCTGTTTTTAAAAAATATACAAGAAAAGGATTATTTCTTCCACAAAACGAAGTCATGAAAAAATATCTTGCAGATAGAGGTATGACATATAATCAAGCAGCCTATGCTCAAATAAAATTAAATCACATCTATAATGGGGGATCTTATAATAATTGGGATTTAAGAGAGATTGGAAAAAATAAATTAGCAGCAAATACTTTTTTTAGAGCTACAGCAAAACTACCTTTTAAAAATCCATACAGAGCACAACAATATGTTGATGCTATGAAAACAGTCACTGACGATTTAGGTCCTGAATATTTTGGAAAAAAAGGAACCATGCAAGATTTTAAAAATAAAGCTAGAGCAATTTTAAAAGATAAAGGAATTCCTATTTATAGTGCAACAGATAAAAAACCTTTTGGTATTCAGTTAAATGAACTTACAGGTATAACTGCGGCTAGTAGAACTCAAACTGGTGCTATGGCACAGTTTTTTAATTTGGTTCCAGGTCAATTTAATTTAGGGGCTTATGCGGCTTTTAATAGAACTTTTGAAGAAGCTCAAATTAATTTAGAAAATGAAATTAAAAAAGGAGCAAAAGGAAATCCTCAAAAAGTTTTGAAAGATTTTAATGCTAAAAGAAATACATTATTAAAAAACTACGATTTTTTAAAACAAGGAGACGTGCCGACTTTATCTTTACAAAGTCCTACAGAATTTTATGGTGAAAAATTTATGAAAAGAATGTCTGATCAAGGTCTTGATTTAGAAAAAAATTTTAAAGAAAAAGGATACACAATTGGTGTTAGTAAAAATGTTCCAACTATAAAAGAATTTATTGAAGATGAAAAAGTACAAAAAAGAGTTATTAAAAATTTTAGAAAAAATGAAAAAATTCTTTTAGATAATCTTGTAGCTAATAGTAAACTTGATAAATGTATAATAAATCGAAAAGCAGATGGTGGACGTATAGGTTTTGCATTAAGTGATGAATGTATTAGAGATGGTTTAAATGAAACTAAAAAGAAAGCAGCGGCTGGAGATAAAAAAGCTGCAAGACAGTTAGTTAAGACAGCAGAAGCTGCATCAAAAGGTAGTAGACTATTAAAAAATGTTCTAGGTCCAGGAGCCATTCTTGGTGAAGCAGTATTTGAAGGAGCACTTATTGGTAATAAAGTTTTAGGAGGTAAGCCTGCTGACATCGCTTACGCTGAAAGTTATTTATCCTATCTTGATCCTAGAAAATACAGAGGTGAACTCGATCCATTAAAAATGGAAAGAGAGGATATGTTGGAAAGCACAGCTGATAAAAATATTTTAAGATCTGGCTTTGCAGCACAGGATCAACTATCTGCTTTTAACAAAGCAATAGAAGATAGGAACCTTGCAAAAGCTAGAGGAAGAATGGATCAGTATATACCTGCAGCAGCAGAGGCAAGAGAACAAGGCGCAAGAGCTGATCAGTCTGCAGATATAATATCTAGTGAAGCATTTAAAGATGCATCAAGAGTTGCACAAGAATATTTACAAGGACAAGCTGGAAAACAACAAGCTCGTTTTGGAGTTTTTTCAGTTCCTCAAAGTGCACAAGCAGATGAAAGAAGAAGATTAGAAGCTATGAAAAACATGTCTGAACAAATGCCCAGAGATTTTTTAACAATGAAGACTTCTGATTTATTAGATCAAACACAATATTTAAGATCACTTGGTTATGACGTATCGACTAAAGATTTAATGGCACAACAAGACATGTTAAAATCAATACCATTATCAAAAGCTGCAGAAATATATAGCCCTGAACAAGTGTATGGCACACAAGGTAAATTTGCAGGCGGTGGTATTGCTAAATTAGCTGGTGATAGATCAGGCGCAATGTTAGAATCTATGAATCCAGATAAGGATGGGTTGCCAGGTCTATTAAAACGTGTTAAGAAAGTATAGGAGTATTAAATGGCAGATATAGATAAAGGACTCCCGAACACTAGAACTAAATTAGATATCCCTTCAGAAGAGGAGATAGCAGAAGAAATTGCTGTTCAGGAACCAGAAAAAGGACCAATAGAAGTTATACCAGAAGAAGATGGTGGTGTAACATTAGACTTTGAACCGGGAGCTATCAACGTACCGGGAACAGAATCACATTTTGATAACTTAGCAGATCTTTTACCAGACGATGTTTTAGAGCCAATCGGAAACGAAATGACTCAAAATTATATGGATTACAAAGGTTCAAGAAAAGAATGGGAACAAGGTTATATTCAAGGATTAGATCTTTTAGGATTTAAATACGAAAACAGAACAGAACCATTTCAAGGTGCATCAGGTGCAACGCATCCAGTGATGGCAGAGGCTGTTACACAATTTCAAGCACAAGCTTACAAAGAATTATTACCAGCTGACGGACCAGTAAGAACACAAATTATTGGTACAAAAAATCCACAAACAGAACAACAAGCAACACGTGTTAAAGATTTTATGAATTATTTAATTATGGATCAAATGAAAGAGTATGAAGCAGAGTTTGATTCTATGTTGTTTCATTTACCATTAGCGGGTTCAACATTTAAAAAAGTTTACTATGATGTAAATATGGGACGAGCTGTATCTAAGTTTGTTCCAGCAGATGAATTAATCGTTCCGTACACGGCTACCTCATTAGACGATGCGGAAGCGATTATTCATGTTATAAAAATTTCTGAAAACGAATTAAGAAAACAACAAGTAAATGGTTTTTATAGAGATGTAGAATTAGGACCACCAGGTGTGGATGCAAATAATGAACTTGCAAAAAAAGAACGTGACCTTGAAGGCACAAAAAAAACTGGAAAGAATGAACCAGTTTATACTTTGTTAGAGTGTCATGTTAATTTAGACTTAGAAGGTTTTGAAGAAGTCGGTGCAGACGGACAACCGACTGGAATAAAATTACCTTACATCGTAACTGTTGAGGAAGGTAATAGGAAAGTTCTTTCTATTAGAAGGAACTTCGCGCCCAATGATCTAAAGAAAAATAAAATCCAATATTTTGTCCACTTCAAGTTTCTGCCAGGACTAGGATTTTATGGCTTTGGACTCATTCATATGATTGGCGGATTGAGTCGTACGGCAACGGCGGCTCTCCGTCAATTATTAGACGCAGG